AAAAAAAGTATATCCTAATTTGGTTTTAGCTAAGAAAATGACACAAACTCAGGCAGACAGACAAGTTGCGATATTCGAAGAGATTTTAAAAGATTATGAAGATTTGCAGCAACGAGAAAACAAACAAATGAAATTATTTTAAGGGTGCAAAATGAAAGAATTTCCTCAAGATTTAAACGCTGAACGAGCTATAGTAGCTTGTATGGTTGTAAATTCCGATACTATCGGCGAAATTTGCTTAAGATTAAACGAAAACGATTTTTATATGGGAATACACGCAGACATATTTAATGTATGTAAAAAACTATGGACGAACGGGCAAAGTGTCGATCTTGTTACGGTAAACAACGAATTAAAAAGCAATAAAATTTACGCCGAAAAAGGCGGTCCGGTTTGGCTTACTAATTTAATTAATAACGTCCAAACTACGGCGGGATATAGAAGTTATATCGATATTGTGCGAGAAAAAAGCATATTGAGAGCAACTTTGAAAGCGGCAATGCAAATTGCAAACGATGTATCAGAGCAAACCAAAACTGCAAAAGAAATATTAGATAATGCACAACAAGAATTATTTGCCGTTGCAAGTGAAAACGTTAAAGATAATAGTTTGACGGAGATTTATAAAGATATTGTTTCGGCGGTGCAAAACATCGAATACTTGCATAGCAACAGGTCCGCTGTGCCGGGGCTTGCAAGCGGATTTATCGACTTGGACAAAAGGATTGGTGGATTTCAAAACGGAGAACTGATAATTATTGCAGGGCGTCCGTCCATGGGAAAGACGGCTTTTGCGTTGAATATTGCCGAAAATGTGGCTACATCAGGTAAAGCGGTTGCGGTGTTTAGTTTAGAAATGAGCCGTAAGTTGTTAATACAAAGATTATTATCATCCGTAAGCGGTATGAGTGCAAGCAAACTGAAATACGCAAATATTGCAGATAATGAATGGGCTGAATTATCTAATGCAGCTCAATCATTAGGAAGTATGAATATTTTAATTGACGACAGTGCTGATTCTACGGCTTTTGATATTCGAAGTAAGAGTCGAAATTGTGCAAATAAATTAAAAACCAAAGGAAAGCATTTAGATTTGATTGTAATTGATTATTTACAGCTTTTAAGGGGAGATAGTAGCATTAAAGATAAAAATAACCAAATAGCTGATATTTCGAGGCAATTAAAAAGTTTGGCAAGGGATTTGGATGTGCCTGTTATTGTTTTAAGCCAACTTTCAAGAGCTCCTGAGCAAAGGGGAGTAAAAAACTCTATTCCGGTGTTAAGTGATTTAAGAGATTCCGGAGCGATTGAACAAGACGCAGATGTTGTTTTGTTTGTGTGGCGTGAGGGATATTATAAACCGAACGACGATACGGTGCAAAGAAACGCCAAAATACGAATAGGAAAAAACCGTAACGGTGCGTGTGGCGATATAGATTTAATATTCGAAGCAACACAAACTAAATTTTTTAATAAGGAGAATGAGCAATATGGATGATTTATTTGAAAATAAAAGAAAAGGTTTAATCGACGTTGAAATATGGGAAAGATTAGCAGGGCTTAGGATCGCAGGAGAAACACATCAGGTGTTATATGTAATATTGGCTAAGACTTACGGCTACGGTATGAATAAAAATTGCATAGAAAACATCGAGTTTGTAGAACTTACCGGATTAGGTGTTACAAACGTTTTAAGAGGTTTAAAAAACCTACAGAATATGGGAATAATAATAAAAGAAAAAGTAGGCAAAAAAAACTATTTTACGGTTGTAAAAAATACGAAAAAGTGGCAACAAATTATCAATATTGATAATGCGGTTGAAAATTCAAATAAAAATCAAAAAAATAGCTTAAAGATAGACGATAACCAAGAAAAAAAGGATGTTAAAATTATCAATATTGATAACAATTTGAATAACGAAGAAAAAAAAGAACAAATTATCAATATTGATAACACGCTTGAAAATTCAAAAAACGACTTAAAAATCAATAATAATTTACAACAAAATAAGGAAATTATCAATATTGATAACAAACAAGAAATCAATTCAAAAATCAATGCAAATTTGAATGAATACGAAATTACAAAAAAAAGTTTTTATAATAATATATATATAAATAATATTAAAATTAATATCGAAGATATTAATAACAAAAAATCATTAATCAATTCTGATAACGCAAGTAAAAGACTTTTAGGTTATTGGTGTATGTTGTTTCAGTCCGAATTTAATAATCAATTTAAATGTAATTTTAAAAAAGATATGAGCATAATGAACAGAATATTTACAACTTATGGAGAACTTAAAGCGGCTTATATTATTAAAGAATTTTTTAAGCTTGCGACGAATAAATCTGCTTGGCAATATAATAAATTTTCGTTGGAAGTATTAGAAACATCCTGTAATCAAATTTGTGTTGCAGCAGTAAATAAGAGAAAAGAACAAGAAAAGCAAAAAGAACAAACACAACATATAGATATTAAAGAAAATAAAACACAAGATATAGTATATAAGACTGTGAATTTTAATGTAATGATGGCAGATTTAAAAAGTAAATACGGACAATTTGAAGCACTTAAACATATAGACGAATATAAAAAAAATTGGAAACAAGAACTTACGAGACTTGTGCAAGTTTTAAAAATTATCGTGCATAGGTAAAAAATATGTTGACATTTTTTTTAAAATATATTAAAATCAAATCGGCGAAAGATAAAAAAATGCTTGGAAGGACATTTTTTTCTTTGGCTTTTTTTATTTGCAGTTATAATAATTTAACAAATATAGACGGTAATAAGCAGAGTTAAACTCTGTTTATTGCCGTCTTTTTTTATTTTATGACGAGAAAAAGACAAAATTTGTTGTTTGATATAGACGAATATAAAAGCAAAGCTCCAAAGATAAAATTGATTCCGGATGAAAAGTTTTACAAGTTTGTTAGACGAAAATATGTAGAACGGAAAATATCCGTTAATTATAAAAGCAAATTAAGATCAACAGAATATAACAGCTATTTGAAATTTGAAAAAAAAGCAAAGATAACCGCTTTAGGACGATATACCAAAATTGAAAGATTTGTTATTTTTTTACATTTTCAACTTGGTTACGGTCGTCGAAAAATACATAAGTTGATAGGTGTAAGCGAACGGCGGATATATGCTTTACTTTGCGAAATTAAATAATACCGTATTTGATACCGGTATAATGATTTTATCGTCTATAAAATTAAGATTTTAGAAGTTAAAAATATTAGGTTGTCGTGCATAAAAAACAATATGGAAAATACTGAAAATTTAGAAAAAATCAATCTCCCTGAAACAACAGTCAATGCAATAGTTTCTGACCTTTGCATAGGGCTTGTTTCGCACGACAAAATTGCAAAAAAACACAAAGTATCGCCTGATACAATAACTAAGATAAACAGGCTCTTTGGGGAGAGAATAGGACAGGTAAAAAAGGAAATTCGAGACACCGTCCTTGCTACAACAAAAAATTGGGCGACAAAGACCGTCGAGAGTCTGCAAGATATAACAAAGGATATATTGACGGAAATAGGGCTTAAAAAGAAGAGAGAAAAAGCCTCATTAAGTCAATTAGCTATGGCGATGGCTATAGCAATAGATAAAATTCAATTGCTTTCAGGCGGAGTAACGCAACGCACTGAGACCGTAAAAATGACAAGTAAAGCCGAAATTATAGATATTTTAACCGACGGAAAACGACAAAACCAAAAAAGTATTGAAAATTCAACAAGTTTTGAGAGTGCTAATTTTGAAAAAAATAACGAAAAAAACGAAGATAATTCAAAAGTTACAAAAGTTTTAATTAAAAATATATTGAAAAATGAATCAAATTTAATGAATTAGGTGGTCTTTGGCAACTTAACATAACGTGAGTTATAGGAACAAAGCTCGTTTTTGCGGTAGTTATTTTAAAGGGTTGAATTTGACCTTTTAAGGAATGTTTTAAACTGATTTGGCGTGTGATAAAAAGTAAATTTATCGTGCATATATGTATTTTACATGATAAGTTTTAAAATGTCAATAGATGTCTGTATCAGGATCAGACAAAACAAACAATCGCACAAGCCATATCAGACACACAAACAAGCAAAAATAAAGCAAAGTTTCCGACGATAAAACAAAGAATTTGACGCCTGAACTTAACATAATATCAAGTTCGGCACCGGACACGGTTGCCGGTAGGTCCCGACAGCGGCTCCGGCTTATAAAATGTCAGCCTTACAGAGAGTTTTTTATAAAAAGCGAGATAATAAGGTAATAAAAACAATTTAATTTTGTTTTGGGCTAACGGAAAGGCTGAAATTTTAAGAGATTTATCTTTGTTGGTATAAATTAATGCTGTTGTAGTTTAAGCGGTTAAAATTTCAATGACTTTAAATCTGTCCACCGATAGATTTAGACAATTGACGATGTTTGTTCGAATCAAACCAACGGCGTTTTTAATTTTATCAGTTTTGATAATTTCGAGTTTTTAAGAAATTAAAAGCCTTTTATTAAGTGGTAGATTTTGAAAAAATTTTTTTTAAAGCCGGGCGGATTATCAATATTGATAATTTGCAAAAAAGCAACTTGCCAGCAACTTAAATTTACGACGATAAAATATATTTTTTCTTTTTTTCTCGGCTTAAAAAGCAACTTAAAAGGATAAGCAGATGAATTGTATTGATTGTAATTTTGCCACTGTGGAAGATAGTAAAAAAGGAACTTACTTTTATTGTGCAAAATTAAGAAAGAAAATAGATAGACCGTTTAGGCGGTGTATGGATAAAAAGGCAAATTTAAAAGACAAACATATTGATTTGTATATGAGATTGTATAAGAAATATACAACAAAACAGATTGCCGATAAATTCGGGTGGAGTTATAACAGGTTATACGCTTTTATACAAAATAATTTGTTGCCGATATAATGCTTTCTTAGTTTAGACGGAAGAACACCAAAGAACCGGTGTATTTGGGAGTGTAGGTTCGAATCCTACAGAAAGCGAAAAACATAGAAAAAGTTTTTTAAAAAAAGGAGACAGAAACAAAATGGTTGATTTAAACAGTGTAACATTATCAGGCAGAGTTACTGCCGATAGTGTGCAAAGAATGACTAACTCAGGAAAAGAGCTTACAAGTTTTGCGATAGCTTGTAATGACGATTACAAAAACAAAAATACGGGCGAATGGGTAAACAGAGCTTATTTTTTTAATTGTGTTATTTGGAAACCGATAGTATTAAAAAAAGGAGAACCGGTTATTGTTACAGGAAAACTTGAAACAAATACTGAAGAGTATAACGGAGAAAAAAGGACGTATATTAAAATTTCGGCAAACAGGGTTATGAAAGTTATTGTTGAAAAGAAAAACTCCGAAAATACGGCACAGTCTGACACGCAACAGCAAGATAACAGAGCCGTTGAGGAAGACGATATACCGCCGTTTTAATGCTGTCTCCTTAAAATACAGCATGGCTCCGTTATTTTAACTTTTTCTGGCGGAGCCAAAACGGCAGGCAGAAAAATAAAAAATAAGAGGATATTAAAATAATGACTTTTAAACAGTTTGTAAAAATTGCCGAAGTTGCAAAAGATAACGGATATAGAGAGTGTTATATTAAAAAAATAAATGCTTCTTTTTTGTTTAAGAAAAATATTTATTTTAACATGAGCGGAATTTACAGATATGAAAAAGGCAGGTTTGTTGTAGTTTGTGATTTTGAAAAAGTAAAAAAAGAAACAGCAGAAAATATTTGTAAATTATTAGGGTTTGAATTTAAGGAGACAAAATAATGACAGACGAAAAATTTGAACAAGTAGTAAAAAATCGTATAGAAAAAATAAAAAATGTTTTAGGTAATAAAGCCGAAGAATATGCAAGCAGAATTGACAGATTGCATAATTTTAACGAAGCAAGAAAGATTTTTAGATGTGAGACAAAAGAATACGCTTTACTCGGTATGCTAAACAAACATTTGGTAAGCGTTGTTGATATGATTGAAAAATGGGAAAAATACGGTATTTTACCAAGCGTAAGTATGGTTGACGAAAAAATAGGCGACACTATCAATTATTCGATTTTACTTGAGGCTTTATTTTTGGAAGATATTTTAAATAATGCAACAGAAAAAAATACGAACGGAACGTGTCATTGCGGAAAACACGAAGATAAGCCGAACGACGATGTAGAAACAAAAGAAGTCTTTGTAAGAGAAAAATGTATAGTTGTAAGGTTTAATGATAAAACAAATATAAATCAGCCGCTTAAGTGTCAGTGTGGCAATGAATTTTATATTGATAAAGTAGTGCACGGATATATTTTTCAATGTCAAAAATGCAAGCAACATTTTATTTTACAAGAGGATAAAAATGGTTAAAAAATATGCTGTTGTAGAAGTAAAACAAGGAGACTGTATATTTAGACAATTTGACACTTTTGAGGGAGATTATTTTTGCAATCATGATAAAGTGTGGCTTGACAGTAAAAACGATTGTAAAGGATGTAAATATAAAGATTGCGGAGAAACCGCAAAACAAATTAAAAGTAAAATAAAAACGGCTTTAATGAGAGAAAAAATTTTTAGTTTTGAACAGATAAAAACGGCGGTAAATGCCGTTATGAATTTTGTGGGAACAAAGGAATAATATTATGCCAAAGTTTTCAGAACAAAGTTTTTCGTTGCTTAGACAATGCCATAGAGATATACAAGTTGTTGCTATGGTTGTTATAGAAAAAATAGATTTTACTATTTTATCTTCTACTATAAGAACAAAAGAACAACAGGCACAGTATGTAAAAGAAGGTAAAAGTAAAACAATGAACTCTAAACATTTACTTGTTCCATCACAGGCGATTGATATTGCTCCTTATCCGATTGATTGGAAGAATAGAGAAAGGTTTGCATATTTAGCTGGATATTGGTTAGGAGTAGCTGAAAGATTTAAAAGCTTAGGACTTATAACGTCAAATTTCAGATGGGGCGGAGATTGGAACAGAAACGGAGAAACAAAAGACGAAAAATTTTCAGATATTCCTCATATAGAAATTATATAAAGGAGAAAAAAACTATGGCAAAGAAAAAAGAAGAGCAAAAACAAGAAGAAAAAACAGTAATGGAAGAGGTCGGAGTAAATCCAACAAACGATATTGAGCAAGAAAAACCTAAAACAAAAGAGACGCAAAAAAAATGTGGAAGATGTGGAGCCGAACTTATTAGCGGTAAAACAGAATGTCCCGTATGTTTAGCTCCTGTAAATTGGGAAAGATAAAATTTTTATTTAAGGAGTAAAACACAATGATAAGAGATTTAAGTAATGCTAAATGTAGTTTTGGATATTTTGAGGCAAGCACTGCTATCAGAAGTATAAAAATCCCTAATGACGCAAAAGGTGTAAAAGTTTTTTGCGAAACGGATACGGTTTTTTTTAATGTAGACGCTGATCCGGGAACACCGGGAGACAATACTTTGACCGCAGGCGGATTTGCTGTTGCCGGAATATTGGAGCCGAGAATTTTGCAAGACGGAGTTGATAGAACATTTAGGATAAAAGCTGCAAATACATGTTCTGTATTAATTGAGTTTTGGGGATAAATAAAAAAATGGATTTTACAACATTATTAAAAGATTTTGGTGTTGTTGGTATTTTTGCAATGCTTGTTGTGGCGGTTGCAAAATGGGGTATGAATTACATTGATTCCATTAGACAAGACGCAAAAAACGAAAAAACCGAGCTTATGAATTTTATAACAAAGCAACAGGAATTAGTTAATAACAGTTGGAAAAACATTGAAGAATTGACAGTTGCAATTAAACAATTGTCAGCTGATATAAAAGCACAGGAGCATAAACAACAATGACAGAAAAAGACAGAAAAAGAGTTGTTTTACATGAGATATTAAACAAAGAAGAAGGAACTGTTTTAATTTCTTTTTTAGAAGAAAAAAAACAGCAATGTTTAAACAAAATGTTAAGTTATGAAGATAGTAATAAAATTTTTGCCGAGTATAGCAAAGTTAAAAGTTATAACTTGTTAATACTTGAGCTTTTAAGTATTAAAAATTTAAATAATGAATCAAAGGAGACAGAAAATGCCGGGAATTGAAAACCAAATAAGTAAAGCAAAAAGTGTTGAAGAACTTGAACAGCTTGAAACACAAATAACAGAAGAAAATAAAGATAACGGCGGTAGCAATGATACGCCGCCAAACGCTGATAATAATGATAATGTTGACAACAATGCAAATAACAACGACACAGAAGACAATAACGAAGATAATAACGAAGACAATCAAGACGGTAGCGAAAATAACGACAATGATAATACTGACAATAATGAGGATAATGCCGACAATAGTGATAATAAAAACAACGAAAAAACAAAAAAGAAAACTCCTATTACGGATGATATAAGAAAAAAATATAACATACCGGAAAAGTTTAAATATATCGAAGATGTGGTTGAATGGGGTAGGCAGGCTGAAAAAAGTAAATCTTCGGCGTTGACAGAAAGAAACGATGTAAAAGCTGAAAACGATAAGTTAAAACAAAGACTTGAGCAGTTGGAGCAAGCTGTTAAAAAAGTGGAAGACAAACAGAATGAACCGACTGAAGAAGAAAAACAAAAAATGATTGATAAGTTTAACGAAGAATTTATGAATAATCCTATCGAGGCTATTGAAAATATTGTTAAAAAACTTCAAATTGACGTTAAACCAAAAGATAATAAAGACGAAAAAGCAGAGATTGAAAAACAAAAAGTTGCTTTTGAAAAAAAAGCTCAAGCCGAATGGGATGATATAGCCAAAGGTATGAGCCAAGAAGAAAAAGAAGAGTTTGCAAAAGACTGTAAAAAAATAACTGACGAATATCCGGAAATAACATCTTTGTATATAGTAAAGGATATTTTAAAAGGACGTAAAGCTGAAGAAGAAAGAATACTTAAAATAGAGCAAGAAAAGAAAAACAAACAAAAAGTTGCGGCAGCAGCAGCGGCACCAACTAAAACGACTACGAACGAGAACGATATAATTGAAAAGATTAATAAAGTTAAAAACAAAAAAGAATTAGAAGAACTTGAAAAAAGTATGAATTAGAAATTTAAAAATTTGTTTGGCAGATAGCGGGACCTTGTAAGTTTGCTTACAGATAATCCTTTAAACTGCTAACAAAAATTTAAAATAAAAACTCAAAAATAAAAGACCTCTGTTTATTTTACAGAACAATCTTAAATTGAGCGAAGAAGTAAGCAGTAAAAGCAAGATTTTAAGAATTGCAAAAAAAATTAAACGGAGGGATTTTATCATGTCAGTAACAACTACATCCAACTTAAGCCCTTTTGTGCAGGCTTATTATGACAAAAGATTGTTGCTTATGGCAAAACCTTTAATGGTAGCTGAGCAATTTGCACAAAAAAGAACACTCGAACAAGGAAAAGGTAAAACGATATATTTTACTCGTTACCAACCTTTACCTAAAAACAAAACTCCTCTTCAGGAATCGGCAACAGGCGGAATAACCAACAAAGCCCTACAACAGCAGGAAATATCTGCAAATATTAACTGGTATGGCGATGTTGTTGAAATTTCCGAAATCGCTTCTCTTACCGCACTCGATAAAGGTGTAAAAGAGAAAGTTGATATTGTGGCAAACGCATGCGGCGAAACAATCAATAGTTTAATCAATGACGAAATCGGAACAGGTTTTATCAGAAGAAGAGCCGACGCAGACGGAACATATCAAAAAGATGTTGTTTCTACTGCAGCAGGAACAAAAACAACAATTATTTCTTCTTCTTTAACCGAATCAAATGATCACTGGAACGGCGGATATGTAACATTTACAGATCCTACAAAGCCGAACTACGGTATTACCGTAAAAGTTACAGACTTTGACGCTTCAACAGATACTTTAACCGTTGACGCTTTGCCTGTAGCCGTTCCTTCCGGTGCTTCGTTTAGAGTTGTTGTAGGAACAGGTATTGCTGCAACCGATGTGCTTTCTTCTACCGCAATTAAACTTGCAAGAAGAGATCTCAAAAGAGCAAAAGCTATGCCGTTCGAAGATGGAAAATATGTATGTATTGTTGATCCTGACACGGAATACGATTTTATGAACGATTCCGAATGGAAAGATGTTAAGAAGTATCAGGATAAAAAAGATATATACGAAGGCGAACTCGGCGAATGGTATGGAATAAGGTTTGTTTCTGCAACAGAAGTGTATAGAGAATCAGTTGCGGGCGTAGCAAGTGAAACAGGTGCTGTGCACGTAATCACACTTTTAGGAAGAGAAGCATTCGGCGTTGTAGATCTTGACGGAGTAAAGAGAAAAATCATTGTTAAAAATCCTCAAGATTTGGCACAACCTTTGGAAATGACCGGAACGGTAGGTTATAAAGTTCCGTTTGTGGCAAAGACATTGAACGGCGTGTTTGGTGTAAACATCCTTTGCGGTGCAACTGCCTAAACATAACAAAGAGCAAGGGAGATTTTCTCTCTTGCTCTTTTACAAATAAAGGAGATGTAAACAGATGTCAAAAGACAAAAAGATAGCAGAAATAGAAAAACCAAAACAAAGTATTTATTTAGACAACAAAGAAGTAGAAAATATACCCGATTTTAAAGTTAATGAAAAAGTAGTTGTAAAAGGGTATGGCAGAGTTAAAAGCGTTTCGCATTATCAGGAAGAAGACGGAGACAGATACACAATGACGGTAGAGTTTGACGACATAAAAGTTTTAAAAAGTGATTTAAGTAAAATCGAGCAAGTAAAAAGTTTGAAAGAATTAAAACAATTAGAACAAGAAATGTAGAAATAAAAAAAATAAAAAAGGAGACAAGTAAAGATATGGAATTTTTAAAACAGATTTTTATAAATGGCGGATGGGTAATTTTATTTTATTGTTTGGTTAGAATCGGAATTTGGATTGTAAGAAAAACAGAAACAAAGACAGACGATGTTATATTGGATAAATATGTTAATCAGGCTGTCAGTTTTGCGTTAAAAATCATACCGCAAAACTCAAATGTAAATTGGGTTAAGTTTGTTGGTAATGCACTTGGAAAATTTAACGAAGCATACACAAAAGAACAAGGAGACGCTCCGGACATTACAACAATTGAAAAAGCTAAAAAACTTATAGAAGAAATTGCAGATAATATTGAACTTAAAAATATTAAAGATGTGTTAGATCAATACAAAAACAATGAAGATTTTAAATGACTGTTTAGGTTGTGGAAAGTAGGTAAAGCAGGAATTTGTTATTACAAAATCAAAAACAGTCCGTATATGCCAAAAATAGAATTTACAAGCAGGTTATATATGCCAATAAGTAACGAGTTTATAGACGGGAAATTCATAAAACTTACTTGGCGATTTTAAAAAAGAGGTGGTTACAATGGGTTATGAAGACGGAGTAAGAAATACAGGAAGAACAAGAGTAGGCGGCAATAACGGCGGAAACGTAGGAGTTGTTGCTTTAATTGCAATGGGCGAAGAACCGTCAACACCGTATGTAAGAGGCAGCAAATGGTTTTATAACGATAAAATATATACTGCACTTACAACAACAACAAAAGACAGCGGAGTTGATCCTGACAGCAGAATAGCATACTTGTATAACGGAACTTACTATTATTGGAACGGCGAAGAATTACAAGGACAACCTGAAACAAACCTTGTGCATATTACAGGCACCGAAGAGATAACAGGTAACAAAGATTTTTCAGGAGAATTAAAAGCGGTAACTCAGCCGATGGACGATATTAGCAGAAAAGTAGCAACGACGGCTTTTGTGTTTAATCATATAGAACAAGTATATAAAAGTGCTACAAAGTTGGGTGTATTGATTAAATACGATGGAACTATCACAAGACTTGGCGGTGCTACAAGTATGGATTTTAGCCCTTCATCCGATACAGAAGCAGGAACAGACGATTTTAAAGATCATCCTATTTACAGCAAATTTGATTGTATTGTTAATTATAATCCTCAGACACAAGTAAGAACAATGTATGTAGAGGGAACCTATGAGTTTGAACAATACAAAAATAGCGAGGGATGGGATAGATTTGTTGCTAAAAGAATATTTTGGCACAAAAGCCAAATTACCGACGACGGTATTGAAATATGGCTTAGTGATTCGCCTGAGCAAGGTTATGAAGTAGCTCCGGGGTTTAAAGACGACGACGGAAATTTAAAAGAATATATCTATTACGGCAAGTATGAGGTATGTTATCCCGAGGGAGCAGACGACAATGGTTGTTGCGTAAGAAAAGATTGTATTCCTTTAACTTATAAAACAAACCAACAGTTTGAGGCGTTGCTCAGAGCAAAAACGCAAAGACTTATGAACCTAAACGAAATAACCGCCATACAATTACTTGGTATAGTTAAATATGCAAGTTTGAATTGGCAATATTCCGTAGGACAAGGTATAAGCGAGGGATGGAAAGAAACAAAAGTTGCCGTTGCTCAGAGTAATGAAAACAGCATAATAATTTTGGCTACAAATTGGGTTGCAAGTTTGGAACAAGATATTACAAATAATATTGTTTATGTGAATACGTCGTCAACAGGATATAAAATTTCGAGTGTAGAAGATGTTACCGAAACAATAGACGGCGTTGAAACAGCTTGTAAAAAAATAAATATCGATACCGAAATTACTACTACGGTAAACCAAACAATATATTTAGGATTAAGGGCTTCCGGCGGAGCAGACGCAATACTCGGCGACGACGGATATTATACGGCAAACGGAGCAATAACCACAACAACAAGAAGACCTATGAAAGTTATGGGTATATGTGAGTGGTATGCTAACGAAAACAAAGCCGTGGGCGGTATGGAAAACATTGTTGCTGACGGAGTGGCTACGGTATATGTTAATCCAAAACCAAATAACAGCGATTACGCTTACACAAATACGGCAAACAATAAAAATTGGACAGCTGTAGGAAATATAGGAACAAGCGAGGGATGGGATAAAAAGTTTGTAGCTTTAAGCAGCCTTGCTTTATTTGCTTTCTTGCCATCGAATACCGGTGTTACAAGAGTGCAAAACGTAAAATATTTAACCGACGACTACAGTTATTTAACAGCGTCAGCAGGACAAAAGTCGGCTTGGTATGGCGGCCTTTGCCACAGCGGGGCGGTTTGCGGGGCTTTCTGCTGGGCTTTGAGCGTCGGGCTTGGCAATGCGGGGCGGAATATCGGTGCCCGCTGTGTTTTACAGTGAGCCTTTTAGAAAAGGGTTGTTAAGGGAAAAAGGCACGCAGTGCCGCCTTTTCCCTTAAAGCTAAAGAAATAAAAACTTGTTCTTTAAATAGAGGTAAAACAGGGATTAATCCCTACGGGTTATACAAAATGGCGGCAATTGCAACAACGGGGCGAATTACGGGGCTTTCTACTGGAATTTGAACAACGGGCTTGACAATGCGAGGCGGAATAACGGTGCCCGCTGAGTTAATATCTTAAAAACTTGGAGTAAAAATATTTTCTATTGTTTGTATAATCCGCACCACTTGGTGAAAATAAGACAACAAAAGGCAGGGTTAGTATTTCGTTTTTAACGAATAGAAAACTCTGAAAGATATAAACACTATAAGAAGTGTAAAAAAAGATAAAAAAACAGGAAATAAAACGAAATGAAAAGAGTTGGAAATTTGATTACCAACGAGAAAATTACAACAGAGTATTGTAAACGGATAATTTTAAAAGCCGCAAAGTTTAAAACTAAAAGAAACAGTGTTAAAAAAGTTTTAAACAATATTGATTTTTATGCGGAAGAATTAAAAGAGATGGTTTTAACACAAACATATAAACCGTCGCCTTATACCGTATGTAATATAGTCGACCAACCGTCAGGCAAGCGTAGAGTATTACACAAACCTGTATTTTATCCGGACCAGTGTATACACCATCTGTTAATTGATTTGGTGTATGACAGATTGTTGAAAAGATTGGATCCATACGCTATTGCTTCAATTCCGGGGCGTGGTATTCATTACGGTTACAAAGCAATTACAAGATGGCTTAATACCGACAAAAAAGGAACGAAGTGGTGCCTTAAATGTGATATTAAAAAATGTTACGACAATATAAAACCGCAGTATGTTGTAGAGTGCTTTAAACGTTTTATAAAAGATAAAAAATATTTAAAACTGTTACAAACAGTAGCATTTAGTATGAAAAGTTTACCGCTTGGAAATTACACAAGTGCATGGTTTGAGAATCTTTTGTTATTAAAATTAGATACAACAATAAGACAATCGGACGGAATTAATTATTATTTGAGATACGTTGACGATTTTATTGTGCTTTCAAGCAATAAAAGAAAATTACGCAGATTATTACCTACCATAGTGGAAATATTACAAAAAGCAGAATTAAAACTTAAACAAAATTGGCAAATTTTCAGAACCAAAGTAAGAGGGATTGATATGCTCGGTTACAGGTTCTTTTATAATTATGTTTTACTTAGAAAAAGAAATTTATACGGATTATACAGAACATTAAAACATTATGTTAAAAAACCGTGTAAATATTGGGCTACAAGATTAAGTTGCAGACTTGGCGGATTAAAATGGTTTAGCAGTTTTAAGTTGGAAAATTACATAAATTCAAAAATAAATTATAGTCAATTAAGGGGGTTGTGTAAATGAGCAAAATAACGGTTGATGTAGTGCCACAAGATAATGTTGATGTTAGACAAACAGATAGATTTACGGAAGTTTTGTTGTTTAAAAATGCGGTTGAAAAAACCGTTGAAACCGAAAACGGACAAAATAAAACCGTATATGAAGTTGACGCAGTAAGATTGATATATCCGAAAGTTGCAAATATAACAAAAGAGAGTATTGTTGCTCATTTTGATTATTATTGGAACAAGGCAATTGAAGCCGATGTAATTGCAAACAAAGAATTAAAAATAAACAGATTAAAAAAGTTGCTTGAGGCGACCGATTATGAAGCAATTAAGTATGGCGAGGGCGTAATAAGTCAAGAGCAGTATGCAGCACTTGCACAGGCAAGAGCCGCATGGAGAACCGCAATAAATGCTTTGGAACAATGCACAACAATTGAACAAATTGAAGCCGTAGAATTTTCAACAAGTATTCCGAAAATAGGAGCATAATGTTTGAAAATATAGAACCTATCAGATTTGACGAGTTTGTAAAAGCGAATAATATTGACTTGGAAAGTTTATCGCTTGATAAGCTGAATGCTTTGCTTAATTATAAATATGAACTTGAAGACAGAGAAAAAAACTACGGAATATGTTATTACCGTCCGCAACCGTATCAGCAAAAGTTTCATAACAGTTTTAAAAAAGTGAGACTTGCTTTAGGTGGCAATCAGACAGGTAAAACAGAATGCGGATGTGCCGAAGATATAAGAATTGCGTTAGGACTTGGTAATACAATTGAAAAAATGAAGTGCAGACCGCCATATAAATTAAGAGTATGTGCGAACGATTTAGACAAAGGTATTCAAGAAGTTATTGTAAGTAAATATCAAAAATTGATTCCGCCCGAAACATTAAAAGGAAGACCTGCAAAGTATTCGGGCGGACAATGGAAGAAGATATATTTTAAAAACGGTTCTACTATCGAACTTATGAGTTATGAACAAAAAACCGATTTATATGAAGGTTGGACAGGACACGGATGTCATTTTGACGAACCGCCGCCACAGGATAAATATACGGCTACAATAAGGGGTTTAATGAGATTTGACGGAAAGGTATGGATTACGGCAACTCCTTTAAATGAACCTTGGATATATGACGAGATTTATTTAAAAGGTTTGCATGGCGACAAAGATACCGATGTGTTTGAATTTTCGTTGTTTGACAATATTTATTTGACAGATAAAGCAAGAGAATTTTTTATAAGCCAAATACCGGAAGAAGAAAGAGAAGCAAGAGTTTACGGCAAATTTAAACATTTGTCCGGGCTTGTTTATAAAGAGTTTTGTGCCAAACATATAATGAAAAGTTTTGATATACCTGAAAATTGGGTAAGAATTTGTGCTATGGATTATCATAGCCAAAAAGATTGTGTAGTTGTATGGGTAGCGATTGACGAAAAAGACAGGGCGTTTGTTTACGATGAACTTGTTACAGGCGGAACGGTTAAAGAGATTGCCGAGAAAATTGTAGCTAAAGAACAGGAAACAGGCGGACCTGCCGAGTATAGATTTATTGATTCTATTTCGGCAACACCTGACAGAATATCAGGAAGAAACGCACAGAGAGAGTTTGGAGCTGAAGGATTAAGATTGAAATGGAATCTTGTATTTAGATCTTCTACAAAAAATTTTGTTGTAGGTAAAAATGCGGTATGTGAATATTTGCATATAAACGCTAACGGCGAACCGAATATGTATTTTTTCGGAGATAAATGCAAACAACTTATAAGTTGTATGGGTAAATATGTATGGAGCGAACCGAACAGACAAACAGCAATTAAAGAAAGACCTAAAAAAGTTTATGACGATTTGCCTGACGCTTTAAGATATGCACTTGTATTGAAAATTAAATATAAACACGGTAAAGCATTTAGAGCTATTGAGCAAGATAATTATGTTTATAATTCGGGTAGTGTTACCGGTTACGGGTTAGGACAATAAGGAGAAAAAACATGAATAAAGAAAAATTACACCAAAAGGCTTTGAATTTTGTTTTAACTACTTTTTCAAGGTATTCTGAAAGATCAGAAACCGAACAAAAGTGGATTGATTACGATAAGCTATATAATAATAAATATTCTAAAAAAACCTATGTCAACGGTGTAGCTAACTTGTTTGTGCCCGAAACAAGAAAAGCGGTAAGAACTTTATTGAATTTTTGCGACGAATGTTTGTTTGCAAAAAAACCTAACTTTAAGTTGCAAGGTGTAGGCGGACCGAATGACGAAAAGAAAGCCGAAATAAATACAAAAATTTTAAATTTACAGCAACAGAAAATAAACTTTAGAACAAAAGTAAGACGTTTTTTAGAAACAGCAATTATTAACGGAACGGCAATAGCTAAAGTGAGCTGGGTGCAAAAAAAGAAGTATGTATTAAAAAATATAGAAGACAGAAAAGGTATTATGGGTATTATTAAAAGTATAGGAACAGGCGAGTTTTTTATACCGAAAGTTAAAAAAGATAGTGTTCCTATTTACGATAATATAGATTTTAGCGTGCTTGAACTTGAAAATGTGTTTTGGGATTTTTACAGAAAATGGGAAGAACAGGAAGCTATTATTGAAAAAATACCGAATGTAAGCGAAAGCGATTTAAGAATTATGACTAAAGGTAACGACAGTTATTTTGGAGTTGAAGAGTATTTACAACGCCATGAAGCCGGTATTACAGAGCCTGACGTTACTGAAAATTATGCTCATACCGCTGCCAGTGTAGGAACGGGCGACACAATGAGAGTAGATAAAAAAAGACATGAGTTGCTTGAATGTTGGTGTAATTTTGATATTGACGACGACGGTATAGAAGAAGAATGTATTATAACCGTTATAGATAAAAAACAGGTAATAAGATGTGAATTAAATCCTTATGATATTCAGGAAAAGCCTTATGTGCTTTTTAAGTGGGAAGATATTAAAAAAGCCGAAAGTATAGGGAAGGGCGTGCCCGAGCTTGCAAAAGAAAGTCAACTTGCATTAAATGATTTTATGAATCAATTTATGGACGATTTGACTATGATACTTGATTGTATGATGGTTGTGGACGCTCAGGCAGGAATACCTGAATCGGAATTAAAATCAAGACCAAGGGGTATTATGCACAGTCAAACAGGTAAAGACGGCGTAACATTTGTAAGACCGCCGAATGTGTCCGAGGCTGCGTTAAGAGGAATACAGCTAACCAAAAACGATATTATGACAGTTACAGGAGCTTCTGCAAATTTACAAGGATTGCCTGCAAGATATGATACAACGGCAACGGAAGCTAACGCAATAAATAATTCTTCGCAAAGAGAAATATTTACAAAACTCAGAACATTCGAAGACGAAGTTATAAAAGCGTATTTACGAAAAGCATACGGCTATAATTTACAGTTTATGAGCACAAACGACGTAAAAAAGATAATAGGAGCCGAAGCGTTTGGGGCTTATGTTGCTGCAATGAATATTAAGATTAATGACGATTACGATTTAAGCAAGGTATTAATGAGCGATTTTGATTTTATACCGCTTTCGGTAAGCGAGACAGAAAATAAAGTTGTAAAAGGACAACAGTTAATGAACCTTTACAATATGGCAATTAAAAGTCCGGGCGGTATTTGGAATATTACAGAGCTTGCCAAAAAGATTGCCGAAATATTAAATGACGGCGACCTTTCTATTATTTCAAAAGAAGTTAATAGCCAGCTTGTAAGTCCGCAAGACGAAAATATTTTAATGAGCCAAGGAGAAACACCGTTTGCAAAACAGCAAGAAAATCACGTTGCTCATATTCAGGCACATGAAGCAGTTGAGCTTAATCCCGCTTACGAACCGATAAGACAAAAACATATTGAGGAGCATGTAAGATATTTGCAGTTGCAACAACAGCAGCAACAACAACTTATGCAACAGGAAATATTAAGACAGTTGATGGGTGCACAAAAGCCGCAACAGGCAGGGTTACCACCGCAGGAGCAACCTAATTTTGCTCCTAAAGGTATAACAGAGGAGCAAGCCGCACAAGTGCCGGGCATGGTAGAAACTCCGGTAAGTTTACAGTAAGGAGATAATGTATGCAATGGAGCGAAATTTTAGCAGAAATAAAAAGAAGTTTAAAAGAACCTGAAACAGGCGGACATTGGACAGATAGCGAACTTTTAAGAAGAGCTAATTTAATACAAGCCGATATTTGCAGAAAAACAGAATTGTTATTAAAAATAAATACGGTAAGTTTTAACGCTATAGCCGAAAACTATTCTATTCCTGCAGATTGTTTAAAAGTGGTTGCCGTTGTGTATGAAAATAAAAGACTTATGGGAACTACAGCACAACAGCTTGACGATATGTGTATATTTAATTCAAAAGTATGGAGAGAAGAAACAGGCGAACCTAAAGCGTATTATCAAGAATTTAATGTTATAAATTTAGTGCCAAAACCTCAAGCGGCAAGCGATATAACGTTACATTATATAGGCGTTGCCGACAATATGGTTGATTCTACAGACAAACCGTTTAATAATACGGAACAATTACAAAGTGCTTCGCAAGCGATTATTGACGGAGTAATTTACAGATGTATGCTTGAAGACGGAAATGTTGCACTTAGCGACAGATATAACAGTTTATATTTGCAAGACTTAAAAGATATTAAAGATTTAAAATTTAAGATTGACGCAGTAACCGAATTTACTATTGCAAGACCGAGAGGTTAAAAAATGGAAACTAAAGTTATTGATAATTTTTCAAAAGGGTTAATATCAAGGTTGCCTGCCGATAAAATAAGCGATAATGCTTTTAGTGATTGTTGTAATATAGATTTAAGCGACAATTATTTACCTAAAAGTATTAAAGGGAAAATAAAAGTAAATAACGTTTTACTTGATAATGCAAGTTGTATGGGTTGTGCAATATATAATAGTAAAATAGACGGCAGTTTATTGATTGTAGCTTGCGGCGGATATTTGTGGTATAGTCCGCTAAACAGAGACGATTTTAACAAAATTAAAATAAATAATAACGGAACCGACGAAGATGTTTTAATAGACGAAAATGTAAGAGTAAGATTTGCTCAGTATAATGACCGTCTATTTGTGTTTACAGGAAAATATCCGGTAATTGAAAATGAAGATTTTAATGACGCTTGTATACTTGTAATTTATAGAAATAAAGCAACGTATATAAACAGAGACAGTTTTTACGCATGGATAAGTAATAATGACGGAAATGTTTATTATACATTAAGCAGCACGCCGACAAACGGAGACGCTATTTTTAGCGATCTTTACAGAACAAAAATAACATATACCGTATCAACTGTAAGCGGAGACACTTTAACAGATAGCAACAATGTAACTTATACAAGAACAGCAAATTCAGATTGTGTTGACAACAATGTTCCACAAGGATTAAAAATAGGATTTATACATCAAGAAAGATTGTTCGGGCTTGGAAGTATTGAAGATGATAACGGAGTATATTGGAGCCAGCCGTATGATCCTGTAAGGTGGACACCTGTTTATGGTTTAAATTATGATACAGTAGGAAAAGATGACGGCGAAAAAATTACAGGCGGTGCTTCCTTTGGCGGAGCTTATATATACATATTTAAACAACATCATGTATATAGATATTTAACAAACGGCGATATAGATCAGTGGTCGAGCAATAAAGTAGACACGACTTACGGAGCTGTAGCTCATGAGACAATAAGACTGTTTAACGGAAATTTAACTTATTTAAGTCTTGACGGAGTGGCACAGCTTAACGGAAATACTGCCGTATTGATAGACGAACAAATACAAGATAAAACAAAAAATATATCTGTAGCAACCGGAACACAAATTGAAAGAAGTTATAAAAAAAATAGTAATTGGGATAATACCGGAGCAACAACAAATGGTATTGTTACATTATTGCCGCAGGGAATAAGAAGAATAACAAATTCTGTTTATTTTAACGAATTTGGAGTATGGACACAAAAAGAAAGCATAGGAAAATTTTTAGATGTAACCGATACGGTTTTAAATTGCGGTATAAGAACGGATTTTGAATCGACCGCAAGCAGAGACGGTGAAAGAAATATTTTAAGTTTTACAAACACAGGCAGCGAAACCATTAAAAGAGGATTTTGTTTTAAAATTGAACCGAAAATAAAAAATTGGAATCTACAAGATGTATTAATATATATAACATCTAAATCTTATAACAATAACACAAAAGACGGTTATGTGTATTTAGAGCTTAGAAAAGGAAGTTATAACGGTCAACTTATTACTTCAACAGCACACAAAGGATATGACAACATTTCCGTTAATGCCTATAACAGCTTTAGTTTTAATAATATTACTATGGAAGCAAATACAACTTATTGGATATGCGGTAACGGCGGAGCAAGTCAAAAAGTAAGCGGTTACGGATGTCAATTTATATGCAAATTAGGAACTTATGCCCATGCCGGAGACGGTTATTATGCCGGTGAATTACAAAATGTAAGTCCTTTATTAAAATATAACACTAATATAAATTTAGCCGATTATACTTACAAAAGTTCTGAAATAGATTATGGATCAAGCGGATTTACAATAAACAGATTGCAGTTGGCAACAAGCGACACTTACAGTAATTATACGATTAAAATTGCGGTTGCTAATTATCCAACAAGCGTAGAGCATTGGGATGATATAGATAATGCTTATATTACAGAATATACAATAACAAATTTAGCTGATATTGCATTAAATATTTCAAATGCTTATAGATACGTCCGCTATAAAATAGAATTTACAAAAGGGTTTTTCGGGTTAAGATGGTTTATTTTTTGGACGCTTGGAGCGTATAGTTATATAAGCGAACCTATTAAGATAAACACAATAACGCCTATTGCATGGGGTATAAGCGAATTTACAAGAATAGAAAGAGGGTTTTATTCAGGTGTAGCAACGGTATATTTAAGAAGCGGAGCAGATTTAACCGATTTAAATAATGCAAGTTGGTATGAAATAGCTAACGGCGAACAGATACCGAGCGATATAGCACTTAATGTATATGTGCAATACAAAGTAACATTTCCGGAGCTTTGTGATAATTTTGTTAATGATTTAAAAATAACTTACTACACAAGCGAAAACATAACAAAAGTATGTGCTATTGTTTATAAAGATAAATACAGATTAAATATCCCGAAAGATAAAGAATCGAACAATAACGCTATTGAGTGCGTATATGATAAAGCCGGATATTGGACAATTAAAGACAGTGAAAATAATTTTGATTACTGTAAAAGTAATGACGATTTATTTGCTGTAAGTGCTGAAGAAGGACAAATTTACAAAAAAGAGACAGGATATAAAAACGATGAAACAAATTATACAAGTTATTTTGTAACAAAAAAGTTTGCATTAAGTGATTTTGAAAATTTGTTTAGAAAAATTAAAACAAGATATATTGCAAGCCAAAATGTAACCGTAGGCGTAAGTGTAAACGATGGTGAATATGTTAATTATGTTTTAACTCACAAAGATGTTTTAACAGAAATAATTAAGACGTTGACAGGTATTGTAAGAGGACAAACGATAAAACTTAAATTCAGTTGGCAGGCAGAAAACCAAACAGAAATACATGATATTGTTTTATATTGGCAGACTTTAAGAGAATTGCACAGAGGATAAAAAATGAAAAAACCTTATAATGTGTCTGATGATAAAATTAATACTTTGTTTAACATTTTATTTCAACAGGCACAAGATAAAAACTTTAAAGTGTTCGATAATCAGACAGATAAAGAAATATTATCTGTTTTACAAAACGGAAATATAGGATTTAATAATGCTAACGGAAATATTTTTTTATGTATAAATATCGACGGTGTTTTATATAAAAGAAGTATAAGCGAAAATGAACCTGCGGTGCCACAATCTTATATAACTCAAACTTACAAAAACGGAACAACTTGGTATAGGATATATTCGAATGGATGGGTAGAGCAAGGCGGAAGATACGATTATCAAGGATCTTATGGTTTTAAAGAAGTTACTTTAGCAATACCTATGAATGACAGTAATTACTGTTTATTAAATTGTAATAACAGGAGTAGTTCTGCCGGAGATCAAAGAGACGCTTATATTATAAGTTCTACAAAAATAGCAATAGGACACGATTATAGTGCTCCTATATGGTATGTTTGTGGTTATAAAGCTTAAGAGGTTTTTATATGTTAGGTAAAAAAATTTATAAACCAATTAAAAATTATGAAGATTATGCAAATACGGCTGTTTGGTGCAATGCAAATAATGCAAGTATTGAAGACAAAGGCGATTATTACGAAGTTGTGCAAAATAGCGAACCTACTACAGATGAACAAATTGCTGTATTAGAAAAACAAATAGAAAAAATAAATATAGATATGCTTAGAGATATATTAATTATTGATGATGACGAGCAAACAGCAGAAAAAAAACAAGAAGCAAAACAATATTTAGCACAAAAAAAATTACAAAAAAATGAATTGATAGAACAAATAAATAAATTAAGAGAGGTGGAATAAAATGGCAATTCCGGCAATGGTGGCTTTAGGCGGTGCAAGTGTTTTAAGTAGTTTTTTGGGTAACATGTTCGGAGCAAATGAGGCAGCTGCGGAAAGAAAAAGAGAAGACAGAAGTAAAGCATTAGCGAGAAGTTATCTAAGCGATTACGGATATGAAAATTACCAAAGTCCATACGAAGATTTTTTTAATAATTTAATTTCAACTTACGGTAGCGGAACATTGACAAAAGGTCAAGAAGATCAATTAAATCAAGCCGCAAACGAAGGAGCTTCTTCTATTGCTACAATTATGGCAAACAGGGGCGGAACCATAGGCGGACAAATTGCAGCAACTCAAAAGCTTAATAAAGATTTGGCAAGTCAGAGACTTGCGTTAAGCGATCAAAATGTAAATACTGCTTTGTCGGCAGCTGCTGCAAGAGATCAGTTTAATTTAAGTGATTGGTTGACGGGGCAACAAGCAGGAATGAGACAAAAAGAGTTATTAGCACAATATTCTTAATATATTAAAAACATTTAAAAGAATAAATACAGGGGGCTTATATGGCTAATTATGCAAACAGCAGGGGTTTTGCAGGAGCTTTTAACAATTTGACCGGTATATTGAATATGTTTTTACAAAATCAGATGAATAGAAGTAACATTGAAGATGATAGAAAATATCAAGACGAGACTTACGAAAAAAAATTGAAAGACGCTATAGTAACAAGTATGATGAATAACGCTATAAAAGGTAATGCTGATTTATACGAAACAAGTTTAACAGGACAAGGAGCAGCAAGAACGATTACGCCGCAAACGGTTATGGGCAAAACTGTTTCTTCAGCTGCAACGCCGATTGAAACCGAAGACAGAATAACAAAAATTAATGCTGGTGATTTCGGTAGATTAAGAAACAATAGTATACGATATGTGCCGAGAACTGATATTGCAGGCGGTAAAACAGATTATACTGTTATGTTAGACGACCAAACAGCAAAGATTTTAAATAGCGTATATAACACAAAGTATACAGCAGGGCAAAGAGTGCCTTATAATTTGTTATCCGGATTATCATCTTTAACTACAAACCAAAGAAGACAGGAAAACGCCGGAGTAATAACGCCTAAAGAAGCCATGAACCAATTGAATAAGTGGAGAAAATCGTTTGATCCTTACGGAAACAAAAACGATGATGATATGTTAATTGGTATGGTAGAAGATCCGATAGCTAACGGATATTTGCAAAAAAGCGGATTATATGACGACGTATTGAAAAAATACAAAGAAGCCGTAAAAAGAAAACAAGATACTACCGATGATAATAATGATGGCGGTTTTTGGAGCAGATTGCTTGGTAATAAAAAACAAACAAAAACCGAACCAACAAACAATGAAAATACATTAAGACAACAAGCTATAGAGCAGTTAAAACAACAAGGTTATAAGGTTACCGAAGACAACATTAAAAAAGTTGTTGCACTTTTAAAGAAAAAACAATAAGAGGTTTTATTATGCTTGATTTGTCCGGATTAGATTTAGAAAAAGAAAATAAAAACAAAGTAGATTTGAGCGGATTGGAATTAGAAAAAGACGACAATACAATTGATTTAAGCAAACTTGAATTAGAGAAAGAGAAAAATCCTATTGTCAAAACGCTTGAAAACGCAGGAAGTAAAATTTATGACGGTATAAACAAAATTACAAAACCTGCTATTGATACGGCTAAAAACATAAATGCTGTTACTGATGTGATTAAAAATACTGTTAATCCTGTAAATATAGTAAAAAATATAGCTAATAATTCAACGGTGAAAGAATACAACAATATCGAACCAAGTTTAAGAGCAAGAACAAAACAAGATGATAACGCAAAGGTTATTTATGAACCTGATAGCTTTGATATTTTAGGAAACAAAATAGCCGTTGCTTCTGCCGGTGGTAGTGTAAAAAACATCGAAGAGTTAAAAAAACTAAAAGACAAACAAACTTTTGCTGTTTTATCTGCACAACTACCTACACTTGCTTTAACCGGTGCAATGCCTGTTACTGCGTTGGCAGGATTTGCAGGGTTACAACAATTAAAAAATTTGATAGTAACAAAAGCTAAAGGAGAAAAATATTCTCCTATGCAAATAAAAATGTTAGCTGAAATGTTACCGGAAGATACTAACGAATATGTAAAACTCGGAGCAAGTTTATTGGAAGCGGTTGGAGATACTGCTGTTATAGGTGCAGGAGTAAACAAATTTAAAAAAACATTGTTGACAGACGCAGCAAACAACACAATTGATAAACTTAAAAAAGCAGGGTATAAAATAACCCCGGAGCAAGAGCAACAATTTAAAACAGCTGTAGACAAAAGAGTTGAAAACATAAGTCCGGATGACGCTGTAGCAATAAATATAAAAACAAAAATGGCAAAAGTGCCTAAAGCTACAGAAAAAGCAAACATCGAAGTTGAACCAAAAAGAATTGGTATGGAGCAAGATATTGTTAATACCGACGATAATATTAAAATAAATTATGAAAAAGATTTAAAAACTATAACCAAACAAATTGAAAACACAAAAACAAATATTGTTAAACAAAGATTAGAAAATGTAGTTGAAAATCCTACAGAAGAAACAATTAAAAATTTTCCTAATAACGTAAAAGGTGATTTTGAACTTGTAAAAGGAAATATTTATAAAATAAATAATTCGAGTTATGGGATATATGTCGGAGAAAATAAAGAGAACGGATTATTAGGATTTATCGGATCAGGAAACAATATAAACTATATAAGTCCAAACAATGTGTTAATCGATGTTTCAAGTAATTATCCGGAAATCAAAAATCCGGAAATTCAAAACGATATTTTGCAAAGCGAAAACGCAGAAAGCGACGCAATTATTGATAACAACGAAAACATCGATACATCTTTTAATCCGGCTGAATGGGATGAGAATTTTGCTAAACAGTTGGAAGATGAAGCTGTAGCTCAAGAACAATACGAAAAAATGATGATTGAAGAGCTAAAAGAAAGCGGTGCTATACCTACAATTAAAAGCGAGAAGCAAAGATTAAGAGATATGGGAATTGGTAGGATAGTAAGACCTAAAAAAGGTGATCCGAATTATGGGGAGTATGAGCATTTAAGTCCGAGAATAAGAAGAGAGTTTTTTTATGATGAAAAAGACGGGCTTGTAAATTCTAAAGGATATACATGGGATCAAGCCGAGCATACTTTACAGGAAGTAACCGGAAACGATAACGCAAGTATTTGGAAAGAACTTGAAGATATTGAAAGAAATGTAAGCAGATATGAAGATTTAGGGCTTGCGGTCGGTAAGGATAATGATAAAAAAATAAAAGCAACAGAGAATATAGGAAACGCTGTAATACACAATGAAACATTGCAAGAACAAAATTGTCCGATAACAAGACCGGTTGATTCTGTGCAGATAACCATTACAAGCAGTGTAATAAAAGATAAACAGTTACATCAAAAAGCTAAAGCAGGAGACCTTAAAAGTGCTTATGAGCTGGTAGATAAAATATTTGACACAAACGGCAAAAGTGCAAGTGTAAGAAAAAACATACAAAACAAAATTGAAGCATTAAAAGCGTTGAAAGAAAAATATCCTAATGCTGTAATTGTGCCGTTATGGTCCATAGAAAAAGCAGGTAAAAACAAAATTCCTTTTGCTTATGCTAAAAAGGTTGCGAAAATCACAGGATTAAAACCTTATGGTAAAATTAAACAAATAAACAAAACTCATCATACCGGTGCCGGAGCAATGGACAGAATTGTTGATAAAGCGGTATTTAGCGGCGAGGTAGTGCCTAAATTAGAATATATTATAGTGGATGATATATTTACAATGGGTGCAAATATTAATGAGTTAAGAAAGTATATTGAAAGAAACGGCGGTAAGGTTGTAGCAACAAGTTGTTTAGGTGCAGGAAAAGGCGGAGCAAATATAGGTGATGACAAAAACGCAAAAATATTGTATAATAAGTTCAGTAAGGGGGCAGTAGATGATTATGTCAGAAAAAACAATATCGCAGGATCCTCAGAAGAACTTACAGAGCTCCAAGCTCAACAGCTTATCCAACAAGCCGAGCAGGTTGATAACTCCGCAGGAAGCAGTGGAAATGGACAACGAAATGGAAGAATGGAAGAAGGATTGCGAAGCGGATGGGATCAAGTTTTACGGGGAAGAGTAACCGAAAAAACTTTAACCGAGCTTAAAGATAAGTTCGGTAATTTCCTTGTAGACAGTTTTTTTCAAAAAGAAAATCTTGCCAACAGTGCAGCGGAATTTACTACAGAACAAGCAAAATATTTATCTAAATTTAAAAATCTTGAATCCGTAAAAACAAAAGCCGACGACGTAAAAAACAAATTAAAACTTGAAGACGAAAATAATAACTCTATAGACTTGTCTTTAAGTAGTAAAACAAGACCGGCTTATAGTTCTGCACTTAAAACCGATGTAAAAATCAATAGTAACGAAAAGCCAAAAATGAGCGATTTTAAGTTATATCAAAGAACTTATGATTTGGCTAAAAAATACATGGTTAATAATATTGCTGAAAGCAAATACAGACCGAGAAATACTTTAGGCGTGTATTATAATTATGGTAGCAGAAAAGGCAATATTTATTTAAACAGTTTGTTTAATGTGGATGTGGTAGCTCACGAGCTGGTGCATGCTATTGACGACCAACAACAAATTATTACAGACCTTTACGATAAAGGATTTACAGCAAATACAACATATAAAGGCAAAAGAGCGTTTACGACCTTTGTGCCTGATATAAATACTTTTGAAGGTAAAGCAGCTGCAGAAATATTGAAAGCATGTAAAGATTTATATCCTGTAGATATTTCAAAACAAAGTGTAAAAAGCAGATTAGCTGAAGGACTTGCTACGTTAATTCAACATTCGATAATTAATCCGGATATGATAGAAAATTTTTATGGTAATGCGTATAAATGGGCTATGAGTAATGAAACGTTACAATCGTTTAGAGACGACGCAAGACAGATTATTGTCGATTATGAAAGTTTAAATCCTGTAGAAAAACTGACAACTGAAATTTACGATAAAGCTCAAAAAGTGCAAGCAAAAACAAAAATTCCGCTTGGTGTAAGAATCGATAGTCAGTTGTTTGATAGCGAAGCTGTATTAAAAATGTTGGATAAAGATTTGTATTTAACAGCAAAAGGATATAGAACCGTTTTGAAAGGTATATTAGAAAATAATTTAACTAATAAAGACGGTAAGATGTATATAATTGATAGTCGTGGTAATCCGGTAAAAGTAAGCGATAATGTAAATTGGAGAACTTTAATTGAAGATGTGCAAAAGGCACAAAGTGAATTTAACGGATATTTGGTAGCAAGAAGATTTGTTACGTGGTATGAAAACCGTGATAAAATAGCAAACGGAATTGAAGTTTTAGGAAATAATTTAAAGAAGTTGCAGCAAAAATATAATGAAGTAAGCGAGAAAATTAAGAAAGATGATTTTTATAATATACACGATCAGAAAGCGGCTTACGATTTGGAAAGAAGTTTAAGGATTGAAATTGATAAACTTACAAGACAGATTAAGCAAGAAGGCGAGAAGTTGCAGAATTTGCAAAGTATTCTTGAAAAGAACGGCAAAAATGAGCAGAATATAAAAGACGCTTATAAGTTTTTAGATAACGCACAAAACAGAGAGCTCGCCAAAAAATATGATTTTTTAATGAGATGTAATTTAACCGTATTAAGAACAGCAAAGCTGATTGATAAAGAAATGTATAATGAGCTTGTTGCTAATTACGGATATGCTCCGTTTAACAGAGTAGCTTATAACGAGCTTACCGGAGACGGTAAAGAGTTTGTTGAACAGTTTGGAGCAAAAAACGATGTTATACCAAAAATAGTATCTTCAAATTGGAATATTAAAAACTTGAAAAAAATCGAAGGTAGTCAATTGCCGATTTTATCTCCATTATACTCTTCAATACAATTAATGAAAGAAGCGTATAAGAAAAGTTATAAACAAATTGTGGCTAATAGAATGGGCGAGATTGCCGAGTTATATCCGGAGCTTATGCAAAAGGTTCCGTATAAAACAGGAGATGAAAAAAATAACAGCAAACTTGTTATAGTTGGAACAGACAGAGCTACAGGCAAAGAAATAAAACAGACTTTAGAAATGGATCCGTTTGTTAAAAAGGTTTGGGATAGTTTGATTGATAACTACAAAATGAGCGTTGTAGAAAAAATGATGGTTGCTCCGGCAAAGTTTTTTACATTGATGACAACGGCAGAAAATCCTATTTTTGCAATAACAAACTTTGCGAGGGATCAGATAACAGCAAGCGTTAATTCAGATATGGGATATGTTCCGTTTTTTACTCCTATAATGACTTATGTTAAATGCAGACAAAATCCTGAATTAAGACAATATTTTGATGAATACAATGAGTTATTTGGTGAGAGTAATACTTTTCTTTCAAATTTAGATGAAGTTAATCCGGACGATTTAGCACAAGCATTTAAAACTAATGCGTTATATAAAATATTTGGATATGGTAAAAAAATATTATCGTTTTTACCGAACTTATCTGAAGTTGTAACAAGAAGAACCGAGTATGTAAAAGCAAGAGGAGCTGGATTTGATATTATTACAGCTAAAAGAATGGCTGACGAAGTTTCTGTTCCGTTTGGTGATAGAGGAATGTGGGGCGGTGGTTTCGGAAGATCGTTGTTAAGGTCGGTTCCTTACATGAACGCAGGGCTTCAGGTAGTAAGACAAGGTATAAGAAGTTTATTGACAACAAAAGGAAATAATTTATTAGAAAATCCAAAGATTGTCAATTTGCAACAAAACAGTAACGGTGTTTATGAATATAAAGAAAAAAATAAATTTTTAAAAACCTTGTTTGCTATGATGGGATTAGGTGTAATTCAGACAGCTGTTTCGTTGTGGTGGGATTATATAGACGATAAAACAAGAAAGAATCTAAAAGAACAGTTAAATCCTGCTCAGTTTATAAGATTTGCTTATTTGCCATGGGGATTTAATGATACGGATTTATTAAGGTTACCATGGGAACAGTTGTATTCTTTTCCTGCTGTAATAGGTGCGATGATACATGATGAACTTAAAAATGATTACGATTATAAATTAAGCGAATATGCGGAAGTTTTAACCGGTGGAGTTATTCCGGATAACTTTAATGTTATTGTTCCTTTAATTAAAACTTTAGCTGAAAAAGATAATTCAGGATGGGAGCAGTTGATGTATAGAGATTTTCCGCAAATAGTAAAAATAGGGTTAATGCTTGGCGGTGGAAAAAAGACCTATCCGGCGTTACAAGATATTGTTCCGAAGTATTTGCAGAAACGAGAAAAAGCTATGCAGTATGATGAAAAAACAAGCGACCTTGCGAAGTTTTTAGGTAAGCAGTTTAATATTGCTCCTATAAAATTAGATTATTATCTTTACAATGTAGCCGGGCAAGTTGGCAGTATGTTTGAAAAAGGTGCTGAATTTATTATTGATAAATTGTCCGGAAAAACAGAAACAGGGCTTGCTGATTTTATTACCGGAAATGTTACGGAAAAAGAAAAAGCGTTTAGAAAAACCGTAATGCCATGGTTACAGGAAAGTTATTTTATTTACGGTAGAGAAATGCAACAGTTTTATGATGAAAAAGAAAAGTTCGAAGCGTTGGAAAAATCTCATAAAGAAGGATTAAGAAAATTAAATTCCGAAGAGTTGAAATATTTATCGGCTAATGCTCCGCATATAAGAACTATCAGCAAAAGAATAAAAGATTATAACAAGTTTGTTAAAAACGCTACTGATAACAGAAAAAATTTAACGTTTAAACAACAGAAAGAAAACGAACAAACTAAAATCAATATGGAAAATCAGATTATAGATTTGTTGCGTAAATGGAAAAGAGCAGTTAAAAAAGCAGCGTAATTATAATTTGTAACAATTAAAAAGACTATTGTATTTTGCAATAGTCTTTTTTTTGTTGTATAATTTCAAAAAGAGGGAGACAATGGAAAATATTTTAAATATTTATGCTCAAGTGCTTAACTTAAAATGGCAGTTAAATGCTATGATAATAAATCAGGGTTTAGAGATTATTGACACAATAAACGAACACAAAAGATGGGAAAGAGAATACGAAGATAATAAAAAGAGAATTGATTTTCGGTATCAGCAAATAAGACAAGAAGCAGAAAAAAGATTTGGAAAAATATAAATAGTAATATAATAGATTTAAGTTTGGGTAAAATTTGGGTAAATTTTATAACGTTTTGGAAAGGTTTGGAAAGGTTGAAAAAGGTTGAAATTTATTCAAAAATCAATAAAAAGTCGTGTAAAACAGTATTAAAAGAGTGGAACTGCTGCCATCGTCTAGCGGTTTAGGACATCGCCCTCTCAAGGCGGGGATCACGAGTTCGAATCTCGTTGGCAGCGGTTCAATTTTTTATAGAGGGAAAAAATGTTAGATATTAAATTATTCAG